ATGTTTAATACAGATAAGCCAATTGATAACATTAGCTCTGACTTATTAAATAGAGCGTCTTTTTCAAAGCAACTCGCAAAAGCAATATTATCATACACAAATACAGATAATTTTACAATTAGTCTATGCGGCAAATGGGGATCTGGAAAGACTTCTATTCTTAATATGGTAGAAACATATATAAACACACTTACACAAAATTATAGTGAGGACGAAAAACCGATAATTGTACATTTTAATCCGTGGAATTATTCAGACCAAACTCAATTGATTACTCAGTTTTTTTCAACTATGCTTGCAGAGCTTAATGTTAATTCAAAGAGTGAAAGCCTGTATAAAGTTGGAAAAGCCTTGCAAGAATATTCTACAGTTTTCGAATATGCAGAAAACATACCTGTTGCCGGAAAATATATAAAACCGATAAAGTGGATTATGGAGAAAACGGGAAAAAAGCTATCCAACGGTAATGATAACAATCTTAATAAAAAGAAAGAAGAAGTTACTAAGGCGTTACGTCATCAAAGTCACAAATTCATCGTGATTATTGATGATATTGACAGATTAAACAATAATCAAATTAAACTGATTTTTCAGTTAGTTAATTCATTGGCTGGTTTTCCGAATCTTATTTATTTGCTTTCTTTTGACAGAGAAGTTGTTGTAAGAGCACTAAGTGAAGAGCAAAAATGCAACGGTGAAGAATATCTTGAAAAGATAATACAGGTACCATTCAATATTCCAGAAGCAAAAGGCGACTTAGTTCAGAGCGTTTTCTTTGAAAAACTGAATAAACTCTGGTTTGGCGAAATACCTTGTTCTAATTTTGAAAAAAGTTATTGGGATAGTGTTTTCAATTATTGTATATCTCCCTTTATTAAAAGCATTAGGGATGTTAACAGAATAATTAATGTCTATCAGTTTAAATATAGCCTAATGCATGATGAAACAAATTGTATTGACTTACTCGCAATTACTACGCTACAAATATGTGCCTCAAATATTTACAACTGGATATATAAAAATACTGATAGTATTTGCGGAAGTGTTTATACAGGAGGAATTTCTGGGGTTGAACAAAAAGAAGCATATAGTAAGAGATTAGAAGAATTTCAGGAAATATATGATAATCCGGAATTAATGATACAAATAGTACAGACGTTATTTCCAAAATTTTCACGGTTGACAGGGGGATATCATCACTCTGGGGATTCTGATGATGAGTTAAGAAAAAAGCAAAAGATTGCCTGTCGTACCCGTGCTGGCTTATATTTTAATTTATCGTTAGATGATGTAGCTATTTCAAAACAAGAAATATTAGAATCCATAAACGATTTTGATAGAGAAAAACTAAATAATTATTTTAACAAACTAATAAAAAACGATAAAATGCTCGAATATTCAAGAGAACTGCTTTCATATGTTCCTGATATACCAGAAAATAGAAAGTCAATATTTTTAAATGAACTCATTATAGCATTAACAATACCCTCAAATCATAAATCAGGAGGAATATTTAATCCTACTCCGAGTACATTTATAGCTAATTGCATATGGAAAATAATGAAAACATATTCTCAAGATGAAGCTGAACAAAGAATCATAGAGTTAATCAACTCTTATTCATCGGACGAATTATCAATTGTAGTTGATTTAGTACTTCAAATAGAATATTCTTATGGACGAATAGGTAAAGATATTGATTATAACTATAGAATAATTTCAGAAGAACAGCTAAGTAACTTGGAAAGAATAATAATAGATAAACTAATAGAATCTTCTAAAACTCTAAATCTATTTGACTTAACATATTTTTATCCTACATACATCTTCTGGCGTAATATTGATAAGGATTCATTAGATATTTATGTTAAGAAAGAACTTAGGATACCTTCTAATATTCCAAAATATCTTAAAATAACGGCAAATCATTGGAGTTCGGGACAAGGTAATGGATGGAGCTTTCAAAAAGATAATTTTGAAGGCGTTTTAAGCGACGAAGATGCCTATAATAGCATTGTATCACTCAAATCAACTCAAGTATTTTCAGAACTAGGTGATGATGCAAAGAAATTGGCCATCGCCTATTGTTTGTGGTATGAAAGAAAAGATGTAAAACTGAATAGAGTTGACGAAGATGAAGTAAATAAATATTTTAGTGAATGGGAATATGTAACATAATGAATTCCGTTTTTGTTAATAAAAGTAAGATATTCAACTAACATAAAGCTAGTCAGAAGATTGTAGTCAAAACGTTATTATGATATAGTGTATGAATTAAAAGTGGAACTTAAATATTCTTACACCGAAGTGGTGTAATCATCAGGTCCATGTGAAAGCAATTTCATGCAGGTTCAAGTCCTGTTACCTGCACCATAGCTTTTTACCCCAGTAAATACGATGTTTACTGGGGTTTTGCTATACTTAAATCACCCTAAAACACGGAAAAATATATATCGTAGCTAACACACAGCTAACAAGTAGCTAACAAATCTACAAATGACAAAATTCCCCTCATCCACTTTTTACGGCGGATGAGGGGGATTTTTTCGCAATTATGTGTTTTTATTTCTTTATGCAGTTTGTTTAATCGCTGAATTTATTCTTTCCTCAGCAATTTTGTAATACTTTTCATCGAGTTCCATTCCGATAAAGTTTCGGTTTGTATTTATGCAGGCAACGCCTGTTGCGCCTGAGCCCATAAAACAATCAAGAACGGTTGCGTTTTGTGAAGTAGTTTTTTTAATCAAAAATTCAAGGAGCTCAACAGGTTTTTCATTCGGGTGAATTAACTTACACGGCGGCACCCTAGGGACGGAAATCAAGTCCTGTGGTCGCCCGCTTTTGAACTTAAAACCATCATTTGGAATCCATATAATACTTTCGTATCTGCCGCCGAATGCCTTTTTAAGATTGCCCATACTATGACTTTTTTTGTCCCAAATAAGAACGTTTTTCGGCTTTAAACCGTTACGAATAAACTCATCAATGAAAATCTGCTGAACATCCCAACGAGTGAAACATAAGATGCCTCCTGTTTTTGCAATTTTTGACTTTATCAATGGAATAAAATCTGTAAATGGCTTTTTATCATTTAAGATTTTAGGCATTCTTTTTGTTTTATCATTACGATATTTTGATTGAAAGTCGATTCCGTATGGCGGATCTGTCAGTAACAGGTCTATGCTATTTTCGGGCAAATTTTTCAACACTTCAAGACAATCACCTTGATACAGCTCTATCATTTTTTCACCTCAATTCTTTAATAACATTTCGCACTGCCACATAAAATTTGCAACGGTGCGAAATATTTAACATCAGCCGAGCGCCTTTTTTGCGTTGGCAATTTTGTTGTCTTTTGCTCGAATACCGTCATTGATAAGATGATAGATAGCATTGATTGTCTTCTCGCCGACAATGCCGTCAACCGTGACCTTACCTGCTCTCTGTGCCTCTTTTACAGCTTTCAAAGTGCCGTCACCGAAGCCGTTTGAATTGTCAACTTTTGTTTTGATAATCTTCATGTTGTATAAAGTAATCAACTGTTTCTTGAACGCAAGTGTTGCTGTATTGTGCGCGCCGTATTTAATCATTTCCTCATTCTCCTTATTTGATGTTTTACCGCCGAGCTGTGCGGTTACTTCGTCTGCAAGATTTCCGAGCCTGTTATAAAGCCAGTCGCCCGGGCAAGATTTATTCGCAAACCATCTGTGTACAGTCAAGACCATTTCGCCTGATTTTGGCGAATAGTTTAAAGTCTTGTCCTCGTTACCGAACCAAAGCAGTTTAGTCTTGCCGTTACGCTTGCAGATGTCAACGCAGAGTGCAACGAGTTTGTTATACACCTTGCTGTTCATGGTGTACGGAGCTACCGTGTCGCTTGCACATTCGATTGTGACTGCCCTCTGATCATTTGCATTGCTTGATGAACACCAAGAGCGATTGCCCTCATCAACACAAAGCAACACTCTGCCGTCATAGCCGATTCCGTAGTTACAGCTTGCCTCACAAGCTGTGTTCTGAAAAATATTTCCGAGAGTTTCAACAGAGCACTGTCCGACTACGCAATGCGGAGTGATTCGGTCAATGCTGTGTGTACGCTTACCGCTGTGATTTGGCGATAATTTAGTGTAATTTACAAGTTTTGAATTACTCATAATTTTCCTCGCTTTCGCAAATAATTTTTTTGTTTTCAAACTTTTTGTATGCGTCAAGATACATTTCGTTTTTATCACCGTTGTATGTACATTCGTAGTACATACCGTCGTGTAATGTTGTGCTAATAAGGCATTTATGGTTTTGCAAAGTCTTACATGACCACACTACAAAAGTGTCAAAATCAGGTGTATCATCTGACTTATCTAAGTGATTTAACACATACTTGTTTACCTCTGATACTGCAAGTTTAATAAAATTTGCATTTGTCATAATTATTCCTCGCTTTCGTTTTTGTTGTACTTATACGCTGATAAGCCGAGCAATGCACCAAGGCAGGTGTCAATGGCTGTAATAGTGCCGACAATCTGTTCGCCGTATGGCAAACCCCAAATGCCTGCAAGTGCAAAATAGAGCGTGCCGAGGGCGGGCAGTACGATAAGTGCAATGTACTTTAAAATGTCATAAATCTTGTTACTCATAAAAAATCATCCTTTCGTTAATTTAAATCATCGGCAGAGTGTGCCGACTGATTGAGGTACTTATCAATCTTATTGATTGCCTCGGTCACTCGACCGTTGCAACCCTGCTGTTTTAAGCCGTCAAGACAAGCACGCAGAGCGTACATAGTCAAGGTCTGTTCGTTTTTGATTTTCTTGATTTCGGTGTTCTGCTTTTTGTTATTTTCGATAAACTTAAAAATGCCGAAAATCAGACCGCTGATAACGGTTAATGCCGATATGATTTCAGCAAGCAATAAAATGTCAATCTGCATTGTTTTCGCTCTCACTTTCTGTCGGCCCGTCAGCTGTCAGAGCGTCGCCCCATACAGCCATTACAGCATTGTAATATTCATCAGACAAGACTTTTCTTATCTGTTCTCTGCCTGATTCATCATTCATATAGGCATTGCGAATGTTTCCACCGACCTGCATTTCTTCACCGTTAAAGGTCAAAAACTGCTGTCTGAGTACCGACACGCTGTCCTTTGTGAGCATATCAAGTGTGATTTTTTCTTTAAGTTCCATTTTTCATACCTCCGTTATTTTTATATTTTGTAAATCAAAGAAAAGTTTACCTGCTCATCAGCGACGAAATTATAAGCCTGTTTATTGAGCGGAGTAAACTGCAACCAAGCCGATTTATTTACACTTCCTCTGAACATTCCGCCGTTTTTGCTTACGCCGATATCGTGAACAATCACATCCGATTTATTTGAGAAAGGCATATTGAGCAAAGCTATTGTAGATGTTCCGCCTAAAGATGTTGCGTTCATAATGACGGTGACATTTACAATAACGATATCGCCAATTTTTTCATAAAGGCAAGTTGCAGATTTTATTTTATCAATCTGAGTAGAGTACGGAGTAAGAGTAGCTGTGCCGAGTTCGATATTTGACGAATCGTATTTTGTTGCAAGAAGAGAATCAACCTCTGACGCAGAGTAAGACTTAGTCGGTGTGTTGCCAGACTTCGCAGTGGGTACATACAGCAAACGACCGCCAGCACCCCGACTACGGTCACCGACTGTGCCATTGGCAATCTGATAGAAACTGCCCGCATAGTCACCACTACGACAATCACCGCCCGATTGGGCAATACGGTAACCGTTCAAATTTGATGCGACATAGACATAATCACCAACAGGCAACGCACTTGTTCCGCCGATTTCTGACGGCATAAACAGCCAATCATATTCCTCTGAACCATAGCCCATAGCTTTGATGTAGCCATTTGCATTTGGGAGTGTAAAACCCACAGGTTTATAATTATCGGTATTTTTACTTTCAGAAAAATTAAAATCGTCAGCAATATACGGCTGACCGCCACACATAGAGCCGTCACCCCAAAGGTTGATGCCCTGAATGTGCTTAGAGATGTTACCCCACGGGTTTTCCATTCCTCTGTATGACACTGCAAGTTTTCCGCTTTCTGTATAAGCTGTTTGAGTGCCTCCGATTTCATTGACAGTTTCTTTTGCCTGCCCTGTGCCATTTCCAAGGTCAGCTGTTGACCCTGTAAGGCTTGAGCAGTTATATGATGCATTATTGGAGATGGTGACAATACCCTGACCAACGCCTGTCTGGGTGTTCATAATGCCAAGTTCGATTATCATCAGAAGTTGATTTGCAGAAGTCGCCTCGATTGTTTCCAAATGCCAGCCTGCACCTCTGTTATTTGCCATAGTTTCCAAATTTGACTTACTTCCGATTCCCTTCCTCAATCCGCTTATAGGTTTTTTTCCTGCAACCGAGCAGAGCAGGTCACCGTCCTCATAAGTGATAGATTCATCAACATTATCATTCACATAGGCTTTTGCTGAGACATCATACATGCTTCCTTCATCAGCTGAGAAAAGAATGTAGCTGATTTCATTGCCGTTTTCGTCATAGAATGCAGGGTGAAGCTTAAACCCTGTTTTGGGCTTTGAACTTACATAGTAGTTTGCTTTGCGAAGATGATAGCCGATTCCCGAATCGGAGTTTTTTTTCCAATTTTAATGGTACAACTCTGTAATAAAATGCCGGTTGATAAACCATGACCTGACCATTGGAGCCGTCCTCTGTGTAGCCCTTATCGCCGTAATATGCGTTAATAGTGCCATCATCAGAAACATTGCATCTTCTTCTGCCGCCGTACATTTGAAACTTGTCAAAGTCTTCACCCTGTGAAAGATTCACCGCACTTGCAAGCCGTTTGAAAGTCTTATTCTCATAATCAACACAAAGTCCTACTATGTCATCATCTGTATAGCCAACGAATGCCTTAACATCGTCAACATCTGCCTTGTCTGCTTTTTCACCAAGCAAATTATCAGTTTCTGTTTTTGAATAAACAGAATTTGCATTAGCTTTGTCGCCGAGAAGCTTGTCCGTTTCTTCTGAAGAGTAAAGTTCATTTGCTTTGTAATAATAAGCGTCAAGATATTCAACGCTCGGATAATTAACTCTGCTGTCTGTGATGTCAGTTTTTGAGCTAACCTTGTTTGCGTTGTCCTCTTTCTGTTTAAGTGCATTGGCTACATCTGTTGCATTAGCCTTACCTGCAAGAGATGTTTCTGCCGTCTGTATTCGTGCCGACAGCTGACTGACCGTGCTTTTTTCGGCTTTGTTAGACACGGACGAATCAATCCCGTTAAGCCTTGCGTTGAGGCTTGAGGAGCTTCCCCTTGCGGTTTCGACTTCCGATTTTACAGTGGTTAAATCTGCCGTTGCGATTTTGAGAGCCTCTTCAACAGCTGTAACCCCATCTGTTGCCCGTTCAATCCCCTCATCCATATGGTTGAGGTTGTCGGCAGTCAGCGGAGTTGCTGTTGAGGGAGTATTTTCCCAGTTCATTCGTGTGTATTTATTCAATTTTTATTCTCCTTTCGCTGTGATTTTGTCTGTGAGTGCCTGTATGCCCGTAAGCTCTCTTGCAAGCAAATAAGAGGTCACGGTTGCGGTTTGCGGAGTGCCGTCAGCGTTATAGGCATAGTTGCCGTCAGCGTCGGTTACATAATATTTAATCTGTATCATATCGCCAGGTTCAACCCACAATCTACCGTCAAGGGTTGCCTCGATAGGCTTATAAATTTTATGGTGTATTCGCTTGCCCGTATCGCCTGAAAACAAATTTTCAAACTTATGTACCCACGCACCGCCTTCGTTATCGTTTTCCTGCCATACAAGAATGTTATCTGTCATATCATAGGTTTTACCGCTTAAAAACTTGTAACTACGCACCTTTGCAGTTCGTGTCGCTCCACCGATTGCAAAATCAACAGTCCCGTATGTACCGCTTGACTTTTCATCAGCGCTGAATGCCTCGTAAAAGTCATATTTTTCTGCTTTCGCCGTATTGGTTTCGAGGTTGACAAAAACAATGTTACCGCCTTTTCGGTTATCGGGTTTAGCAAAAGCAAACACACCGAGCATTTCCGCTGTATAATTAAGCAATTGACCGTAATTAACCTTTTCGGAATCATTAAGCCATACTTTGTTAAAAATTTTCATATTCTTAACAGTCAGATTCTCAGCCTTGTTGATAACCTCGTTAAGTAAACGGTCAGATAAAAAACGGGAGTCAGGTTGACCGCATAGGTTAGTGAATTTTTCAGAAACCATTGCCAACAGATTATAGATCGAAATGCCGTCAGAATTGTTATTCCAGAGCTTTTGCAGAGCGTTCGTACAATCGGTTTCATAAAGTTGTGAAATCACATCATAGGCGGTTATGCTGATTTTGTTCTGATCCGTTTTATTGACCTCGGCTTTGTCAATCATACCGTTAAAAATGCACCACGACTTTGTTGTCACGGCTTCGCCCGGATAGAGTGTGTCGCTTGGATATAATGAACTGCTCGGCGGTATCGGAGAGCCTGACGGAAAAGTTTGTGTCAACTTAACTAAAATCCAACAACCGACAAGTTTTGAAACATCAAAGGTTCTGTCAACGGTGTTCAGCAGTCCAATCTTGAACTCAGAGGCAATGCAACCGCCAAACTTTAATTTGTTTTCGTCACAAATCGACTGTTTAAGGCTCATACTTTCGCTTTCAATGTTGGTTTCGGTTATGACATCAAACTTGCTGTCGGATGAAAAGATTTCGAGCTTGTTTGAAATCAGCTCGTTAATAATTTTCTGCTTATGCGTACTTGAAACGGATAGCAATCTGTCACCCCCTTAATACTCAATAAAAGTGAAAGTCACGGCATTGTATATGATGTTGTTTTGGGTGATTTTCTTGACCTGATAGGTGGTGTCGGGCATATAGGCGGTCATTGTGCGATATGCAAGAAGTTCATCGTCCCAATACTCGACACGGATTTTACGCTGTTGAGAGTTATCCCACGAACTATTCAAAGCACTTCTAATCGACTGCATTTGTGCAAGGGTGAGTTCATCAACGGTTGTGAACTCAATTTTCGACTTGTAATTCGGCGAAGTTGTGCGGTGCAGAAGATTGTTGCTGTCACGGTATGCCTTGATTTCGGTTCTCTGGAGCGGAGTGCCGTTGTAGTTGTCCTTTGCAATAAGCTTGTGCGGAAAAAGCTTACCGCTCTTAGGGAACCTTATTAAGTAACCTTTAAAATTTGCCATGTCATCATCTCCTAATCTAACGCACCGACACCGTGACGCTTTTTGACTGCGTTGTTGCGTTTTACAATGTTGTTAAAAATCACTTCGCCGTCAAGATTTACGGTAAGGTTAATGTCACCGCTGTCACCTGTTGAGCCTATCTCTGCCATAGCCTCAATAAGTGCCTGTTTGATAGTTGAAATCGGCGAAACAACCTCAGCCTCACGCTTGTTATCACCGAGTACGGCAAGAAATTCACCGTAATTTGCCGGAACAACCGTACCTGTGGCAAGTCGGGGAACCGTAATGTTAGGCAGTCCAACATTGCCGTTTATGCCCCCTAACGCTTCATAAGCAATCTTTGCCGCTGTACTCATTCCGCCTGAAATAGCACTGCCGAGACTGTTGAACGGATCTATAAAGTTGTTTAAGAAGTTCTGAACAACACCTAAAAATCCGTTCATAGGCTTTTTTACAGCACTCTTGATACCCTCAAAAGCATTTGAGAAAACGCTTGAAATCGGATTGATATGTGTTGAAATAAAGCTAAGCAGTCTTGCAAGCGGATTTTTCAAGGCATATATTCTGTCACGAATGCCGTTTGCAAGACCTTGAACCGTGTAACCGCCTCTTTCATACATTTCTGTTGACGGGGAATGAATTCCCATCGTGGTATCATATTCTGAAAGCACAGTAGAAGCAAGACCGTGACTGTTTTTGACAAGCGCACCTTTGTATGCGTCTGTACCCTCAACAAGACCGAGAACCGTGTTTTTACCTGTATCTTTTGTAGCTTTTTGCAAATTGTTCAAAGATTTCCACTGCGAATTTTGAACATCCGTTGTACTGATAAGACCTGCATTATACGCCATAAGAACAGCGGCGGCGTCTGAATAGTTGCCATTAACAACCTTTTGTACATCTGTAAGGTCATCACCCGTCATAGTCAGTTTGTTCATAGCGGCAACAGCTTTATTTACCGAACTTGTTGCACCGTCAAGAGATTTTGTTTTGCTCTGAATATTCTCGAAGTATTCAATGCCCTCTTTCCATAAAGCGTCGTTTTTAGCACCGCCACCAAAATAGTAATTTTCAAGAGCCTGCATACTTTTGCCGTTTTTCTCAAGCCACTTTTTCAGTTTTTTCTGTTCGTTTTCAAGGTCTTTTTTCTTGTTGTTATAATCTGATTTTGCACTGCTGTATTTCTTTGACGCAAGAATTCGTTCTTTGCTATTTTCAGAAGATAATTCAGCTAATGCGGCACTATTTGCAAGTTGTTGATATTTATCAATTGTACTGTCAATAACCTTTTGCACCTCGGCTAAATCACCATTTAAGTGTACTTTGCCGTCAGCACTGACAGTAACATACTGATTCCACACATTGCTGAAACCGTCAACATTGCTTTTAAAATATGTAACAATAGTTTGTAACTGTGCCTGCTCTTCTGGACTAAGCGTAGCTTTTTGTAACAGTTCATCAAGTTTCTGTTGGTAACTGTCAACAAGCGTGTTATCGGCATACAAGCTATCCATTCTTTCAAGCGTATCTGATAGATTATCCTCGATACCTTGTGTCGTTTCGTCAAGCCTTGATTTTATACCGTCAATTTCATCAGCAAATTTTTTAGCTTCGGAATTACTCCAAACAAGCTGATTATATACAGTAACTGCAGTCACAAGTCCGGTGATGGCACCGGCAACGGCTAATATTGGATTTGCAGAAACAGTTGTCAAAAATAACTTTATAGCATTTTTGACTTTGTCAATTCCGCTTGCAATCGCTTGTCCTGACTTGAAAACAACAACAGCTGTACCGACTGCAGTAATGCCGCCTGCGATAGCGTACAAGGTTTTGTCACTAATAGATTTAACTATTTTGCTTAACAGTTTCAACGCTCCTGCAAGGGCTTCTACAAGTTTCGGAACTGCTTCTTCAATTGTCCATTTTGCAAGTGGGAGAAGAATATTCTTGTATGCCTGTTTCAGCTTATCTCCGCAGGCTTTGAGCAAATCCCTGAACGCCTGTCCGAGGTCGGCAACAGCTGATACAAGCGGTGACAAATCAAGACTTTCAAGCCATTCAAGGCGAATCTCTGACATATCGCTCAAAAAGCCTGTGATATCTTCAACAATGCCAAGGATTGCTTCCCAAATTTTTTTGCCCGATTCATTTTTGTCCCAAGCCTGTTTGATTTTAGTCCGCAGAGTTTTGGTGTAGTTGTTGCAGTTTTTGATAATATTCAGAATATTAGTCCAAATTCTCACACCGGTGCCGTTATTCCAAACTTTGCGAAAATCCTCTGCAATCGTATTTACAAGTTCAAGCAAGCTGTTCCATTTGTCGATAATGGATTGCACAACCTCGTCACCAAGCCCTGCCTTATTCCAAGCCTTTGTAAACGCTCCCGAAATATCACCGATGATATCAAAAACATTTTTCAAAAGCTGTTTGATGTTACCGATAATCTTTTCGCCTGTGCCGTTTTTCCACACTCTCTTCCACGATTCACCGATTGAAACAAAAGCATTTTTCAGATTATTCAAGGCTCTTTTAATGCTGTCAAAAACCTTGTTTGTACGCTTTTCAATCGCTGTTGCGGCAGTATCAAGTGCGTTAACTGCGGCTTTAGAGGATTTCTTTGTGGGGCTGTTTACTGCTGTGCTGTCATCTGATGAACTGTTTTCAAGGCTCATCACATTGAGCCTGTCAAATCCTTGAAGATTGTCTTTAATTTCCTTTGTCTTTTTCGATGTTGTGGCAAGTGCAGAGTTTGCACTCTTTGTTTCATCGGCGAGGTCTGTCATTTCAGAGCTTGCGGAATTTGCGGAATTGTCGGTTGCAGATGAATAGCCGAAAACCTGTTCCGTAAAGCTTTTGAATTTTTCCGTTGCAACATCTAATTTTTCGATAAAAGAATTAAGACTTTTCAACAGCGGAGAAAACACATTGATAAGTCCCTGACCGAGTGTTGCTTTCAGGCTGTCAAGTCGGAGCTGTAAAATTCTTGTCTGATTTGCCCAACTGTCCTGCGTTCGGGCAAAGTCACCCGTCGCATTAGCAAGCTGATCCTGAACAAACTTGTAACGCAATGTTACTTTTTCGGCTTCGGTCATTTTAGCTGTGGTCTTACCGTAACCGTTTGCAAGGGCATAGCTGTCAAGCGCAGTCTGTGTCATTACGATGCCTAAATCTTTTAAAGTTTCGGTTTCGCCCGAAAATACTGATTTAAGTTTTGTATAGGCTTCGTCCTGTCTGATGTTGTAGAATGAAGCAACATCGCCTGCAAGTCCTGTCAGCGTAGTTGACATATCATAGGCTTCTTTCTCTGTAAAGCCGAAAGCCTCAGCCATTGAACCGAATGTACCGACATACTGCTTAGCCATAGTTTCGGACAAACCAAAAGAATTAGTTGCACTTTTTGCCCACTTGTCAACCTGTTTGGTCATTGCCGGAAAAGTAACATCAACAACATTCTGCACCTCCGCAAGGTCAGAACCAAGCTCAATGCACTCTTTGCCGAAATTTGTAATTGCATAAGTGCTGAAAGCAACAGCGGCAGTCTTTGCAAAGGTTTTAAGCTGATTTTTAACCTTTTCGATTGATTTGGCAACAGTAGTATTGACCTGTGCCAAACCACCGTTTAAACCCGATGTATCAAGTTTCGTATCAAAATTCAGATAACCGTCAACCGCCATATTTTCACATCCTTTCGTTTAAAAGTGGGCATAAAAACAGCGTACACCGTTATGATGTACGCTAATAAAATTTTGCAAAACTTTAGCCACCCCGTTTGGAGTGGCTGTTTGTTGTTTTATTCAATCATTGATTTTAATTCATCCATATGCTCTGTAACACTTGCAACTTTGTCAGTACTAAGAGAATATTTAGCCAAATCTATCTCACCGCTAATCCAACGGTCATTATCAGTTGTCGGAAGATTTTCATTTTTCAGAATATAATCGCCGAGGTCATTTTCAATCTCATCGAGCTTTGCTTCTGCTTCTTCGGCAGTAAGTGTTCCGTCAACATAACTCTGCATATATTGAATGGCTTTTTTGGCTGAATTAATTGCAACATTACTATACTTAGGCGTTTCAGTTGTCGCCGCCGCAGTTGTTTCAACTTTTGTATCTAAATTTGTACTGTTTTCCGGCTTAGTACCGCAACCCACAAGCGAAAGTGCAAGAACTGCCGAGAGTGATAATGCTATAAGTTTTTTCATTGTTCATTCTCCTAAATGTAAAAATGCTATAATTTTTTGTTTAATCATACACTAACAATTAGAGAATGTCAACAACTGACGATAAAACATTACACTACACAAGCGAATTTATGAAGTCAAGTTCCTCTTTATCTTCTGCTGTGAGTTTGGGCTTTAGGTCGATAAGTTCTTTATGTTCGCTGTAAAAATCCCGTTCGGTTTTGTCGAGCTTCTTATGCTTTGCCTTTTTGGTGCGTATTGAAATCACCTGTGTAAACAAGCCGTCGCCCACTTCATTGAACAAGCCGAGAAAAGTCCACCAGTGCATATAATCGACTGTGCGTGTTTCCGCTCCTGCAACCTTATTGAGAGCAGGGAAGATTATATGTCCGTCCTGTTCCCAATCAAGCACACGGACGGGGAGCTGTTTGCCCTGCGGAATATCTCCGCCGTCAAGATACCAAGTTGCCCTGTCAAGTGCCTTTTGATAATTTTCGGGAATTTCTTTGTAAAGGCATTCGACACACACTCGGCATTTTTCAAAATCGTTCAGTTCATCATCTGCATAGGCTTTGAAAATCAGCAGAGCAACACGAAAATCGGAATTAATTTCATAGCTTTTGCCGTCAACCTCAAGGTTTTTCGGCAGTAATTCAATCACTTTTTCACCTGTGAAGTGTATTTGCCGACTTTCTCATCGGAAATTTTCTGTGCCGATTCAAAATCAGCCTGCATAACAGGAATAAGCACTTCAAGGAAGTTTTCAAAAATCGGCTTACCGCCCGCAAGTGAAAGACAGTTAATTTCACCAAAGGCAACCGTGCAGACATCCGAACCGAAAATGTAGTTAATCTGTTCTCTGATGTCCTTGTCGCACTCGGTGATAAGCTGAATTGCGTCTGTGTTTTCAGCTTTTTCAGCGTTTTCATACTTCTTCTGAATCTGCTCAATATTCTTGACTGCCTCGTTGAGCCTTGCAAGAATGCCCACATCCGTGGTGTTGATACGGATTACTGCGTTTTCGTCATCGCCAATCTGATACTCCTTGTAACCTCTGTCAAAAACAAGTTTCTGCATAAATCAATCCCTCCCCAAAGATTAAACCGTTGCGGTAAAGGTCGGCACTTTCTTCTCAATTGTAGCCGTACCCTGCTGTCTGTCGCCGTTGAATGCGATGTTGAACGGAATGTTCACACCGCCCTGAGCACCACCGTAGGACTGTGGCTTTACGATACAGGTTTCAGTCCAAGCGTCATACGGACCTGTCTTCTTATCAACAAGGACCTCAAGAATTGCAGTCTTGCAGTAGTCGCCTGTAAGGCGGTTCATTGCAATATCCTTAATCTTTTCGTAGATTGCATCGCCTGTGTTTGCGTAATAAGTGTCTGCGTCAATTGACGGTTCATAGCCGTTATCGTTTACAACGGTTTCATCAAGAATGTTCTTGACTGTTTCTGTGTCGGGGTTGAGTTCAACGGACATATCTTCAATATCTCTGCCAATCAAAAACCACTTAGGGGTTTCGCCTGTGCCGAACGAAGCGTCAATGTAGTGCATAAGATAACTTCTTTTGAGCTTACCGATATCGGGTGTTGTTGCCATAATTAAAATTCCTCACTTTCGATTTTGTAATCTGCGGTAATTTGTAACTGATACATTACATTACCGATTAAATTGCTGTCGGGTATGTCATAAAGCATACCGTTTGAACAGGTTATTTTTGTGAGCGTACCTGCAAGCTCATTGTCGCCAACCGTTACGGTCAGCGTTTGCCCTTTTGACTGTTTTTCAAGCCACAGCTGTAGCTCGTTAATAAGTCCGCTGTTGGCAAGGCGGTCATAGTCATTAACCGACTGATAAACAGCGTACAAGATGAATGTGTGCTGTCGCTCCTGATTGCCGAGAACATCGGATTTAATCAGTGTGTCGCCTGTCGGAGATAAGCCGTAGCTGTCGGTGTCGGGAGTTGTGTAGTCAATGTGCAGGACATCGTTCAGCTTTGGAAAGCTCATCACAATGCTCTGCATAAGTTCAATTATGTTCATTCTGCCGTACCTCCTGCCACTTTAGCAGCCCCCTGTAAAATCTCTTTTTTACGGTCGGCTTTCATTCGTTCAAACCACATCTTGCCGGCAAGAGGGTGCTTTGCCCGAGAATAAACAAGCATTTTACCTGTGGGGTGTTTCTTCTGTCCTTTAGGGCTGAAATAGCCCACAATAACACCGTTTTCCTTAATCGGAATATTGGGACCGTAAACCTTGCCGTAGTAGAGATACCTCGCATACGGTGTGTTCTGATGAATTTCGCCCGAACCTATAACCGTTGAGAGGGTTGCCGACTTTTCAAGCACGCCGTTTCTGAACGGTGTATAGGGTTTCATCAATCGTAAAACCGTGCTGTCAACATACTTTTGCACCTTTAACACATCGGCATTTTTGCGGACTGCAAACTTTTTATCCCAGAGGAAACCTGCCGTACCGTTTTTTGACTTGATGACAAAATCGGGCGGTTGAACAATCTTCATGCAATCACCTCGCCGAAATTTTGATGTGCTGTAAATCGGTTACACCGTAGAGCTTTTCATCAATCGACATAACCGCATAGCACCTGTGTTTTTGCTTTAGCGTTTTAAGGCTCTGTGACACACTCTGAGGGCTTGAATTATCAAAGGCAAAATTACTCTCGCCCTTAATAATAATGTCCTGTGCGCTGTTCTGAGGGGTGCAGAGCTGACCTGCAAAAAGGTTTTCGCTCGGCTTTAAAAAGTCGGGCAAAAGTACTGCGGATTCAATCGGGATATACACCGTCACGCTGTCAGCGTTCTGCATTCCGCTTTTAAGCACATTGCGAGCCTTGTTCTCCTGCCAATGACATTCGGGAATGAAATATCGGTCATAGCCTGAGCCGTTGAATCTGTAGATTGTGCAGGAGCTTTCAGGGGTAATAATCATCTGCGACCACCTCTGTACAGCAAATCGGTGTCGGCAAGATACTTGTAAATTGTGTGTCTGACAGCCTTTTTATGGGCGGTTTTACGCTCTTCTTCGGACACATAGCTTACGGATTCATCACCGACGCTTGCAGATGAAATTCCTGAATTTGCGGACTGTTTTTCATCGTTATATACAAGCTCTGCAAGCTCACAACAGCAGAGTTTTACGCTTTCGGGAATATTGTTCCCGTCAACATTTTCGCCTGTGTATGCCTTAATGAGCAGGGTTGCAGAGCGTGCATAATAATCAAAGGCGGAAACAATGACCGCCTTTCTGCCACAGAGATATTCAGAAATGTAATAGCCTTCATCGGCATAAGCGGTCATAGTAACACTCCTTATTTCTTAATTCTTGCAAGAACAACCTTTGACTGGTCGGAAAGAGCAACAACATAATGCTTGTCGGCTGAAACATCTGTCTTTCTTGAAAGAGATACTCTGTCAGCCTCCACATTTGTGTCACGCTTTAAATATACGGTAATTGCCGCTGTATCGTCCTCTGTTTCCTCATCATTTGTGAGTTTAACAATCGGATTTGAATAGCACGGGACAGATACCTTTGTTACCTTGTCGCCAATCTTTACAAGAGGCATTGTTTTCTTGACCTCTTCAAGATTTGAAGCTGTTACGGCTGTACCACTTTCGTCAGCTTTGTACCACTCGTTCAAGAGCGGAACTTTTCTTGTAGGCACAATTCTTGTGTTTGCAATCTTGCCGATTTCGCCTGACATCATAACCTGATTAGGGTACTTATCAGCAGAAAGAAAGTCGCTGTCTTTGCGAAGCTGTGTAACCTGCTTTGGGTTTACAAACATAACCTTGTCTGTGTTTGTCTCTTCATCGAAAAGGTCAATAGCTTCAACAACCGAATTGTACTTGATAATTGAGCCTGAACCGTCATATACAAGCTGTGCGGTCTGAAGTGCGTCCATTGCGTCATTGTCAACCTTTGAAGCAATTGCCTTAGCAATCTGATTGTTAGCTTCGCCGACAGGGTTGCCGTAACCGCTTAATACTGCTTCATCCGTAAGCTCAACGGCTTTCATTGCCTTTTTTACAGTTGCCTTTGCGGTGCTTGCTGTGAGCTTTACAGTTTCAGCCGCAACACCCTCGGCAACATCTACGGCGTCACCAATGTAAGCATACTGCGGAACCGTGATAGTATCGCCCGGCACACCTGTAAGGGTTGTATCAACCTTTGCAAACGGAGCAATAACAATCTTATTCGGGATTTTCGCTGAAATCATATCAGCCATAACCTCGGGGTCGATAATGTCAGAAATTTTCGTTACCTGATTTGGCATAATTTAATCATCCTTTCAACTGTTCATATTTCTGTGGGTCACTCTTTTTTAGATTTAAACGCTCGCTGTAACCCATTTTTGCGAACATTTCCTTTGTAATTTCTGTCGTGATAGGATTTCCCGTGTCCTTAACTGGATTCTGAAAAGGCTCGTCAGAACCGAACATATAGCCGTTTTCGGACTTAACCTGTTCGAGAGCCTTTTTGATGTCATCTGCCTGATTTTTAGATGTTTTCAGGTTTTCAAGGTCAAGCAGAGCCTTGACAGCCTTTGTGTTTCTTGCACCGCTTTCCGAAATTGCACCGTCAAGCACTGAGTTAAATTCCATATCCGCAATCCTTGTCTGATATTCATTCTCTTTGGTTGCAAGGTCGCCGTTGAGCTTTTCGATTTCGCCCTTGAGCTCGTCCACATTGACACCCTCAAACTTTTTGAGTGCAGTCTGTGCAGTTTCAAGCTGTGACTTGTAGTTGTCCCTTGATGTGCGGAGCTTTTCAACTTCTGACACGGTTTTGTAATTATCTGCAAAGGCTTTTTCAAAGTCAGCCTTTTTATCTTCGGGAACGGTAAAGCCGATTTCGGAGAGAAGTGAGTGTATATTCTTCATAGTAAATCCTTTCTGCATTGCTTGTATTCCGCTTTGCCTGCGGTAGAAATTCAGCCGTTAAACCAACGGCAGGGTAAAATAAAAGCACCTATGCAATCAAATGCAAGGGTGCTTAATCTGCTGATTCTGTTTTCTTTGCTCTCGGCTTTTTGGGAGCGTCAGACTTGACCTCTTCTGCAAAACCACCGTCAATGAGTTCCTTTGCTCTCTGCTCGGAGCATTCAAAAACTTCATTCACAGGTCGGGTTACATAACCGTTCTGCTTATCGTTAAATGCTGTTGTTACTCTGATTTTCATTCTGTCACCACCTTTCTAAACCAGTCGAAATCGACGGGTTTAACTGTTAATCTTTACTCTTAAATGTAATCGGCAAAATCTGTTTAGGCAGAAAGTTAATTTCATAACGGTATTTGTCCACTTCTGCACCGCTTATGTCCTCTACAACATACATAGTTTCGTCATTAAGACCTATGATATGCTTTTTGTATTCACCCTTGCCCGTTTCGCAGACAACCTCAATTTGGTTATCATCATTATCGACCTGTAATGAAAAAGCGGCAACAAGTTCAAATGACGGCTTATCGGTTCTTGTGTTAATAACTGTAAGCCTGCGTATCACATTGAAATTGTCTGCTTCCTGCGAAACATTGTACGATACCTGCGTTGCCTCGGTACAGCCCACAGTAACCAGTACGGTTGTTGCAATCATAACTACCATAAGTACAATTGCTAAAATTCTTTTTCTCATAGTATCAAACCTTTCTTTGATTAATAATAAAAAAGCACTCTGATCTCTCAAAGTGCTGATTCGATGTGTTAAGTTTTGTCTTGGTAAGTTACAGGCAAGTTAAACAACAAAACCGCCCTTTTTACGGAGCGGTTAGCTTTTGTTTCTTTGTTTTTCAAGTTCTTTAATTATTTCGTCAAGACGTTTTGAAGCTTCTTCGTTAGAACCATCTAAAACAGATTTGTTTATTTCTTCCATTCAAATAAACCTCCTTCTTGATGTTTACTTAAAAATTTATCAATAACCTTTCTGTATTCACTATCAGAACCTGTTTTTATCCTCTTTTTTCCCATTCGTTGTAACTCTGTTAAAAGTGATAGTCTGTCGTATCCTTTCAACTTTGTTAATACTTCAATGTTGCCATCGTTTTTCACGATAGTAAATGTTTTTATACTATCATTCTTAATAAATTCGATAATATCATTTAAAGAATAACTGCTGTTTCTCGGGTGATTGTGCATAACAAATAAATCTTTGCCTTGAAGTGCTGATCCAAAATCTATTTTTTCATCAGTTCCTTTAATAGGCTCTGTAATCATTTTGGACACATCATTTTTTAACACGAAGGCAACTTCTTTATTGTCATTTTGTTCTTTTGAAAATTTCAAAAGCTCCTTGTGTTGTTTTTGAATTTTCAAACACTGCTCTTCTGTATAACCTTCAATATCAACTTTAGGAATACAACTGATAGCTTTATCGGTTATCGGAGTAATAGGCTTTTTTACTATTCTCTTTTATTATACCACTTTTACCCGATTTTGCAACAGATTCAGCGGTGATTTTATTAACACTCCCTGCCTTTTTCGGGAGTTTTGAGCCTAAAGCATTTTTGCCGTTTACGGTTACTCTTTCCCATTGTTCGGGAAGTCCCATAGCTTTTGAAAACTTTACATATTCGTCCTGCCTTTGAAAATATCTGACCTTTGCGCCTGTGATTGTGTCATAGTCTGCACCGCCCTGTGTGAGCAGTTCAATCTTCTGTCGGTCGGCACGCATTGCAGTTTCAAGCTGTCTTTGCCTCTGCTGTGCCTCATATGCCGTGTACTGTCTGCCGTTGTATTCTTTCGGCGTGTTCTCTTCCTCGTTCATACGGTCAAGTTCTTCATCACTGTATGTCGGCTTGTCAACACCCTTGATAAACGGCGAATAGCTGTGATAGCAATTCGCACCGCAAAGTCCTGTGACCGTACCCAATCCACAGACTGTTTCAAGCTCCTTTTTGCTGTACACTCTGCCCTGCCACACCTGATGTGTCGGTCTTGCACCACGGTGATAGCTGACCTCGAAATATTCCGTGCCGAGCTGTTCGGCGTTGTCCTCGTTGACCTTTGCGACAACCTGATTAAAGCCTGTCATCAACGCCCTGCGTGCCGCCACATCAACACGATTGCTCCAACCACTTGCATAATCGACGGTACGCAATCCGCTGTCGGTCATAGTTTTAACCGCTCTTTTAAGGACTGTGTTATAATCAACCGCACCGCTTGCAATCTGCATAAGTCCGTTGTCAAGAGTGCGTTGGTAAAAGTCCGCAAGCGGAGTAAATGACAGCGTATTGTCGGCATTTCTCACGGCGAATCCGAGTGAGCCTGTAATGTTCCTGTACTCCGATTTTGTCTGATTTTTGACTGCCTTTACAAGTTGTTGCAACTGTTTATTTTCTGCATAAGGAATATACTCTTTGCCCTTGTCTGCATAAAGCTCCTCATTTCTTGCATATCCCGATTTCACGACTTCATCATAGATTCTATCAATTTCATCGTCAGACACATTGAGCGTGCTTTGAATAAGGCTGTCTATTTCGTCCTTGCTCACGCCCAATTCATAAAGCCTGTTTATCTGCCAATCGGCGGCAGAGGTTATCTCCTCACCGTTAGCTTTCAAACGCTCCGTAAGGTCGGACATAATATTTAACTGTAAACTGCGGTACAACTGTTCCATAGCCGAGGGCAAAGCCTCAATTTCAGTCGGAGTGAACATTATTCGATAACCTCAGAGGACTGCGGAAGATTCTTTTTTGCTGTCTTTTCGTCCTCTCCATACCATTTCATTCTGTATTCCCACGCTTGAAGGATGCCGAGGTTTAAGTCCTGAATATCCTGCTTGCGTTCGGTTTCTTCATCGGTCAAAATGCTGTCCTTAAAATCACACACAAACGAATAACCGCTTGTTGTCAGCGAATTGTAAAAGGCAAGAGCATACACCAAGTCATCAAGGCAATAGCGAAGCTGTTTCTGAATTGCCGACACGGTGTTGTACTTTCTGTCCTTTGCCGACTTAATCTCCGTAGCAGTCTTTGCAACTGTTTCGGGGTTTGAAAGGTCACCGTATGCAAGACCGACCGCAAATTCAATCATACGCAGATATGTATTCAAGCCGTCCGTAATATCGGACTGTCGGAACGCAGGAGAAAAGTCCTTGAACAGTTCTTCGTCGCCCAAATCCACATCAACGGCACGGTACAAACGCCTGTTAAGTCTGTCGGCTTTGCCGTCCTTAAACACGGCAGAATCAACATGAATCGCACGCTCTCCGCTTTCAAATTCCCAGTCAAGCCGTCCGAACTGCATATCGGCTTTCTGAATGATTTCAAGTCCGCTGTCAAAAATCGACATACCGCATGATGAGCCGTCAACCGTGTTTTTAATCGGCACTCTGAAATAACCGAACGCAGGTCTTTTCATATCGGGATATGTAATCGCAGGCGGTAAGTCTGCCCATTCCTCAATCACACCGAGGGGAATTTCCGTTCCGAGAACTTCGGGAGACGCCGAGCGATAAGCCGTATTCGTAATTGTCAAGCCTTTATCCTTGTCAAGGCTGTGGAATTCAAGCCTTGTGTAGTAATTGTCGCCGATTTTCTTAAATTCGGGGAAAATAACCTTTACAAGCCTGTGCTTTGAATCAAACTCAATCGGCACAAAGGCATTTGCAGAAATGTACTGCACCCTGTCACCGCCCAAAGGCTTGATAACCATAGCACCTGTTGCAAGACCTGACTGTAACTCCGAATTAAGCTCCTCGGTTGCAGTTTCAAACAATTTTGACAGCGTTTCATTTGAGATGTTCACCGTCATTTCATTAAGTGCAACGTTCGCAAATTCTCTTGTAATCGACTGTTCAAGCCTCAAACTGATGACATTTTCATCAAGCCACGGAGCTTTGCCGACATAACAATTTTGCCATATGCCGATAGCCTTTTGCATTTCTGCCGTAATCGCAAGCCGTAAATTAAGCGCCTGCCGAATATTTTCAAGCGGAAACATTCGCCTCCACACTCCCTTCAAAAAATCTATAAGTCCCATTATTCACCTCTGCGTTTCCATACTCTGTTCATTGCATATCTGACAGCGTCAATATGGTGGTTGTCCTTATCGGGATAACCGCTGATAACATTGCCGTCCTTGTCACGCTCGTATTCATAGTCGAGAAACTCCTGTGCAGTATGCGGACAGCGTGTGTTATCAATCACAATCTCCCGTAAAGACTGCAACCACTTCATCGAGTAAACAACCGAACCGGGTCCTTTTTCTGCCGAACGAGCCATTAAACCGTCAGCCCTGTAATCGCCGACTGACTTCTGTTCTGCACTGTCGCAAGTGATTAAATCATTGCTTGTAACTCCGTGCTTAGTTCTGAGCAATTCGGCTGTTTCTTTGTTGCTTTTCTTGTTGCAATGTTCCTCGTCAAAAATAATGAGCTTGTGTTGACTTGGAATATAAGTCATACAATCATAGGCAAACGGATCAGGATACCAGCCCCAGTCAACACCTCTGTAAAATCTGTCAAAGGTCTGAATTTCGTCATCTGTGACCTCACGAATAACAACATTATCAAATACATTGCCACCTGTGCCGTTAGCAATGCCCATATACTCATTTTCATAGGCGGTAGGGTTTGTTTCTTTCAGGAACTCTGCGTCATCTATAAACGGCTTTCCGAGCCATTTTGACGGTACTGTAAGGTATGTACTCTCAATAACAAGCCTGTCTTGACGGGGAATTTTAACATACTTGTTTGCCCAGTTCTGTGCAGATTTCGGAGGGTTGAACGATTTAAATTTAAAAGCCGTGTCACCGCCACGGATCACCGACTGTTCAATCTTTCTGACAGCTTCCTCACCCGTGAACTGGTCAAGTTCTTCAAACCACACAACGCCGATATAGCCGAACGGTACTTTGATTGATTTAATCTTGCCCGGGTCATCTGCTCCACGGAAGTATATTTTCTGTCCTGTGCTTACCCTCGTGATTTCGAGAGGTGACACGGTGCAGTTAAACTCGCTTTCAAGACCGAGAGCAGAGATTGACCACAAAATCTGCTGATACACCGAACTGCGCAGAGTGTCGGCTACCTGACGAAAAATACAGGCGTGCATATCCTCGTTCTTCATAAGTAAATCAATAACATTCAGACTGACGAAAGACGATTTTGTTGAACCTCTTCCGCCGGGAAAAACATATTCCGAATGTTCTTTACCCTCAATATCAAAAAGCACCGACGAAAACGACGGTGCAACCATATTAGCCGGTATTCCTTTGTACTCCGAACCGTTACTCTTTGGCGGTTCAGCCTTTTTGCGTTCAATGTCGAGATAGGCATTGTCGAGCTTGATTTTATGATTTTCAAAAACATTGTCACGGATAATATTTCTTAATTCCTTAATAGAATTAACATCACCTGTTTTAGCCTTTTTGAGAAGTGCCGCATTTACAACGAGCAAATTATTAACCAAATCTTCGTCAATCTCATCAACATTAATTCCCATGTCAATAAGCATTTCCCCGTCGGCAGGAGTGTTGGCAGGCAACGAAAGTAACATATCCATAACCTGTTTCATACTCTTTTTACGGCGGCGTGACTTGCCCGAAGCCTTACCGCCCTTTGCTCCGTTTTTCACGGCTTCATCACGGCTTTGGTCAGATGTAAACGGTATTAAATTTTTCTCATTGGGCAATCACCTCACCTCTTTTATCTGATTTTCCCTCACAACACAAAACCGCCCTCAAACGAGAGCGGTCTGTGCAATTTTTATCTTAGGAGAGTTTCGCATATGTCCTGTTTGTTGCTTTCTTCAGTTTACATTATATCACCCTGATTCGGGACAACGGGACAAATTTACCAATGATGACGATAACACATCTTTTTTATGCTGTCGATAGTGTTATTACCGCCTACCTTGGTTAAAATCTTCGCCCAGCTGTATTTTAAGCCGAGGTGCATAAACAGGCAGTTTTCCACAAAATTCTCCCGTGAGAGGCTGTTCAGAGCCGAGTTTCGGCGAATTTCAAGGTTCTGAATATCCCTTTGAATATCTGCAATCTGCACCACCGCATTGCCCACCCTGTCGGATGTCTGACCTGACGGAACAATTCGTTCACCCAGCGTCACCGCCGTGTTGTCCGCCTCAGCCTGAATCCGTGCCATTTTCGCCCTCAGCCGTGAAATCTCTCTGTTAATATCCTTAATCTCTCTCGCTGTCAATCCGTATCTACCTCACTTTCAAGCCAATGTTTTGTGCAGTCAGTACAATTGTTATTAAATTCTTTACCTTTTGAACAACCCACACACGGTGTTCCATAGGGACAATCGAAAAAGAACATTCGACTACGAGCCATTTCATCAATTGACATCTGTTTGATTTTTTCAAAGTTTGTCATTCTTAACTTTTCGCAGCAACTGATTCTCCGGATGTGTGATACTCTGAATGCGGTATTTTTAACTACTTTATTATTTACATCAATGCAAAAATAAAAATTAACCGGTACTGATAAATTAGGGTCGTTTTCAAAGGCTTTTTCACCCGTCTTATGTAAAGTACCCTCAATTACAGTGTTATCCAAAAGAGTAATTGTCACACATCTGCCTAAATACCTTTCAAGTTCATTTCTTGTCATTGTTTTCACTCTCCCTCTTTTTCGGCACCAATTCACCAATGAGGTTCAAGCCTTTGTAGCATTCATCACATAGATGTATTTTAACTTTTCTCTTGCTTTCGATAGGAATTGCAATCCCGCTAAGGCAATCAGTATCAACCCTTACATAGAATTCCTTCATTTTAACTGTGTACGGATCTGAGATAACTTTTTCACAACAATCACACTGATAGATTCTCATTTACTTTCACTTCCTTGTAAAACTCATATCTGTTATCTTTGTTTTCAGCTTTTATTGCAATCGCTAAATCTCTTGTGCTTATTTCTTCTACACTGTCAATACTTTCCATTAATCTGTCAATTAATAAAATTTTTTCACCGTTTGCAACTGCATCAAGCACATCAGAACTACAAACTGCTTCGTACTTCCTCATTTTTTACACCTCTTTCATTAATTCTCTTTGAGAAAAAAACTCCACTATCAACATACTTCTCAAGGCTATCTCTTGTCATCATTCTTCATCTTCCTCAATAGGAATAGGCTGATTCCAGCATTCAATGCAGTTAGGATCTATTCCGCAATCTTCTATGTCCTTCAGTCCTAAGTACTGCGGGCATATAATTTCGGGCGTGCCGTCGTCGCCAAGCGGAGTGTTTGGAAAGATTTTCAAAAGCTCGCTCAAATAAGTCCTCTGTGGATGCTCATCGCTCCACTTTTGGACGATTTCAATTGCCTTTTCGGGATAGAGCATTTCAAAACCTGTACATGATAGCCCTTTATTGTTATTTGCGCTACATAAAGGACAGTTAGAACAGCCAAGTTTACATAGCCCATTCACTGCTCTTTTCGTCATTCGTTGCTTTTCAGCAAAATAATTTTCGGTTTTTGAACAATCAATCATTTTCTTCGTCTCCTTCAAAATTAACAACTTTTCCATTGTCGGTATAGTCCCGTTTGTCAAATTCAAGTTTCAGCTTGTCGATAACCACACGGTCGATATGTTCCCAAAAGACTTCGTCAGTGTCGGAGTGTTCGACTATCTCGGTCATCGACCTCAAAGCCTTTGCGCATCTATCACGACCAAAGCCGAAATCTTTATACAAAGCATACAGCATTGTTTTAAATACTCTGCGTGTGATGTCTTTGTTTTCTTTTTCTCGGATCTGTTCATATGCGTTTTTTGCAATCCGTTCAGCTTCCTGTTTAAGCTGTTTCGGAATCTTAGGCGGTATTCTCGCTTTCATCGTTTGCTCTCCTTTCCGTATTTCGCTTTCAGGGATTTTAACAAATCTTCTTGTACATTTGCTTTGCCCTGCAAGGATTCATAGACACGCTCATCACAGGTGTTCTCTGTGATAAGGTGGTGAATTACAACCGTGTTCTGCTGTCCCTGTCGGTAAAGTCTTGCATTCGCCTGTTGATACAGTTCCAAACTCCAAGTCAAACCGTACCACACGATGATGTTTCCGCCTGCCTGCAAATTCAGACCGTGACCTGCTCCGGCAGGATGTGCAAGCAACAAGGGAATTTTGCCATTGTTCCAATCTTCAATATCTGCAGAGCTTTCAAGTTTTCTGGCAAAATTGAATTTGTTCATAATTCTTTCAAGGTCGTGACGGAAGCTGTAAAAACATAAAACAGGTTGACCGTTAGATGTATCAAGAATTTCTGCAAGTGCGTCAAGTTTCTGTTCGTTTGTTATTGCATATTCACCGTTGCTCATATACATTGCACCATTGCTGTACTGAAGAAGTTTATTCGTAAGCGTTGCGGCGGTTGCAGCAGTAACCTCACCCTCTGCAAACTGCATATAGCAGTCTTTTTCAAACTGTTCATAATCAGCAAGCTGTTTTGGTGACATCTTAACCGACACCACACGATCCATTCGTTCAGGCATATCAAGCCAGTCTTCTGCTTTCATTGAAATGCAGATGTCTGAAATTTTACTCATAATTGACTGTTCGGCATTTTCTTTCAGCTTGTAATTAAAAATTGTAGTCTGATTACGCTGATTTGGTGTAAAATACCTTTCACGGTAGCCTGTAACAGTTTTACCAAGTCGCTCTCCGCTGTCAAGCAGATAAACCTGACTCCATAAATCTATAAGTCCGTTCGGCGCGGGTGTACCGGTAAGACCTACAACCCTTTTACTTCGGGTTATGTATTTACGCAAGGCTCTGAACCGCTGTGCTTTTGAAGATTTAAAACTTGATAACTCATCAATAACAACCATATCAAACATCCAGCCGTTGCCTATACTTGAAAGTTCGTTCGTAAGCCACACAACATTTTCACGATTGACAACATAGATATCTGCGTCCTGTGCAAGCGCAAGTCTGCGTTGTCTCGGTGTTCCGAGAATTTTTGAAACCCTCAAGCACTTCAAGTGTTCCCACTTGTCGCACTCTCTTGTCCAAGTATCTTCCGCAACTCTCAGCGGTGCTATGACAAGGACCTTTGAAATTTCAAAACTGTTGTATATGAGTTCTTCAACTGCGGTCAGCGTTATAACTGTTTTGCCAAGTCCCATATCAAGAAACAGTCCGCACCTCGGCGTGGTGAGAATTTTCTCAATTGCCATTTTTTGGTATTTGTGCGGAATAAATCTCAAAACGGATCACCTCCTGCACACTTTCTCTGCTGTCGCACGCATAAACTCTCTGCCCCATATTTCCGAAAAGTTTATGAACTCTCATCTGCTCAGGCCTTGGCTTTTTTCCTTTTGCTTTAAGTTCAACGAAGAAAATTCTGCCGTTCGGCAACATACAAATTCTGTCCGGCACACCTCGCATACTCGCAGAGTTGAATTTAAGGCACACACCGCCGTGTTGCTTTATCTTACCTTTTAAGTATTTTTCAACACTTGATTCTTTCATTTCTTAAATTTCTCCTTAATTTTCATTTTCGGTTTAAAAAGTGTTACCCAAAAAAGTCCGATAATTACTGACTTTTCTATCTTAGGGTAACAAGGTAACGGTTTTTTCATAAAGTATAAGCAGATATAGGATTTTAAGAATACAATATTATTTATTGATTTCTATAAATCCCTTATTTGACTACACTTACACATAGAAATTGTTACCTTGTTACCTTTTATCTGTTTTATCCGATGAATACTGACTTTTTTAGGGTAACAAAAAAGGTAACAAAAGCTATAGTTTTCGTAAAAATCCTCTTTGCGCCCCATAAATAGAACCAAATTTCTTTGCACCTTTTGTCTGTTCCCATTCACCTGTTCGCATAATAATGTCTTTAATTTCTTTGCTTTTCTGATAGGTGAAATCTTTGCGGTCACCGCCGAATGCTTCGCACCACACTTCAAGCGGACACACACGGTTACGCTGATTTGTACCGCTCTGCTCCGCACCCATTTCATAGCCATTCAGATAATTTCTGCGTTCATAAATCTGCATTTTGTTCCAGTCATCAGGAAGTAAGGTATTGAGGTACTTAACAACATCACCCGTAAGCGGACTTTCTTCAAAATGTCTGTTCTGTTCGGCTTCAGCAAGCGTTCTGAGTTCTTCGGTATCCATAAACAGCTTTTCGCCGTTCTTATACAGTTCAACAGCTTCCGCCCATATCATATCCACCTCATAATCCGTGAGGTCATCAAATACACTTTTTGTAGCTCTATGAGGGTGAACATCAATCGGCAGAAATCGCCTGTTGCCCGTTTGGTCACGGAGAAATTCGTGCTGATTTGTTGTACCGATGAAAATACACTGCCTTTTTCTGACTTCGGTATGATGTCCGTATGCGGCTCTGTAAGCGTCCTCGGATTTTGCGGTAAAGTGCTTTACCGCTTCAACCTCGTTTCTTCTCAGTGCCGCAAGTTCAGCTATTTCGATTAACCAAAAGCCCTGCAACTGTTCGTATGCTTCCTTACCCTGTACGGTTGTCAGGGTGTCGCTGAACCACCTGCCGCCAAGCCTTTTTATCAAATAACTTTTACCGCAACCCTGAGAGCCTACAAGTGTGAGAACTGTGTCAAACTTAATGCCCGGATTCATTATTCTTGCGACTGCTGCAACAAGAGTTTTTCGTGTTGACGCTCTCGTGTATTCGTTGTTATCCGCTCCGAGGTAATCAACAAAGAAAGTTTCAAGCCTTTTTATTCCGTCCCATTTAAGACTTGTGAGATAGTCATAAACAGGGTTGTAGCTGTTTTCCATACTCACAAGTGACCAAGCATCTGTAATAGCCGCCTTGCTCTTAATGCCGTACAGATTTTCAATGTAATGGCGAAGTCCTGCGTCATCAACATCGGTCCAGTCACGACTTTCACTTTCGCTGTTCCACGGCATTGCACCTAAAACCGTATGTCGCCTTGTAAATGTATTGTAGGCTATCTTGCCTTTCAATCTTTTATCTTTTTGGCAGATTTTCATACAGTTGTCAATTGTCGGCAGGTTGTTGCTCTTGCCGTCCGTTGCCAGTTCAAGCACCCAGTCATCGTCGTTCTCGCTTTCGATATCGTTTTCAAAATCCGACAGGCAGGACTGCTCTCTTTCTTTGTGCAACAGCAATCTGACCGCCTTATTATTTGACGCAAATTCCTGCATAGCAATGTATGAGGGTAATTTTGATGTAGGTGTTCCCTGCTTTGCGTCATCGTCAAGACTGCCGTATTTATGTATTCGCACAAGGTCAAAAGCATTACAAAGCTGTCCGCCGGCGGGATCTGTTGCGTGGTTTGAGTATGCGAACTTGCCGTCCTCATACACAACAAGACCTGACGCTGTACTGCCGTTTGCATAGGTATATCTGTCATCGACACTGCATTTTACATATACATCAGGCAGGAACTCCGCTATTGCCGTGTGAATATCGTAGCAACGGCAGAACGCACCTATTACGCCTTTCTTAGTTGTCGGATCTTCCTGCTTTTTCAGCAATCGGTCTTTCTGTTTTACGGTCCTGCTTGAAAAATGCCATTCATTAACATTGTGCCAATCGTTGTATCGTGCAAGCACACCGTCAACATCAAGCGGATTTCTGACCGAATATTTAAACACATATTCGCCGTCAATACTTGTGCTTGACCAGTACATAAGTCTTTGCGGCTGATATGTTGTATCATCGAACTGGTCAATTCCGATTTCATCGGCTATTTTTCTTGCAACAGCTTCATATTCTTCTGCTGTACAGTTTCTTGACAGCGGAATAACAAGTCTTAATCTCGGCTTTTCTGCGGTGTGTTTGTGGGTTGAATAGATGATGTAAGAATAATTTGCAAACAAATCTATGCTTTCGCAGAAGTCGGGTGTGGCATAATCGGCGTCAAGAGTGAGCAAAGAACGGCATTCGACCTTATCTCTTTGTCTTATTCCGTTTTTAAGTCTGCCGCCGACAAATCCGCCTACATCTTTGATGTTATCCTGTTTTGACTTTGGCAGATTGCGAAATTCGCCCATTGTTTCGGGTGTTACGGTTGTTGTTTTTAATCTGTTTATAAGTTCGTCAAATGTAACTTCCGTATTCTTCCACAGCTTTGCAAATCTGTCGTTAGCCGTGGCGATATAATATGTTTTCAACCATTTTCCTCCTTTCTTTAATCTTTCTTATAAAACGGTGTTTCATAGGCTTCTGCCTTAAGCACTAAGCCCTTTGCCCATTCTATCGGTTCTCCCATTATGGTACTGATTTCTTCCGCAGATGAAACACCAATCGGGCAATCTATAATAACCTCATCGTGTACATGAAAATTTATTTCAAAGCCCCTGCTTTCAAGTCTTTGCATTGAAACCGCAAGACAATCCCTCGCAAAAGCCTGAACAATGTTCTCGGTGAGTTTACCGCCGAATGTTTCAAGCCTCTCCCAAGAACCTCTTGTCTGACTTATTCCCATATAGGTTACACAAGGTCTGCCGAATTTGTTTTCCCGAAGTTCGGGTTTTGCATAGGCGAGATTCCTTCCCGACGGCAAAGAGATAAAGAGTATCCCGCCTTTTCTGAAGAACTTGATACCGCATTTAATCTGTTGCGGTTCACCTTTTACCGCCGACACAGCCGCCTTTTCAACCTCATACCACAACAATGTAATACAGGGGTTTGTTGCTCGCCAACTATCCACAAGCGGTTGCAATTCGTTTTCTTCAAGTCCCATTTCAAGCGCACCCATTGATTTAAGTGCGCCCACAGAACCGCCGTAACCGAGTGCAAGTTCTGCGATTTTACCTTTTTGGCGGAGGTGTCCGTTAATTCCGTGTTTTACAACCGGCACTTTGAACATCTGACTTGCAGAAGCACAGTAAATGTCACCGCCGTTCTTGAAAACTTCCTGTCGCCACTTCTCACCTGCAAGATAGGCTATTACTCTTGCTTCAATTGCCGAGAAGTCAGACACTATAAATCTTCTACCCTTTGTAGGTATAAGCGCTGTTCTGATAAGCTGTGAAAGCGTATCGGGAACATTGCCGAACAGCATTTCAAACAATTCATAGTCACCGCTCATAACAAGATTTCGGGCAAGTTCCAAATCTTCAAGATGATTTTGCGGAAGGTTCTGCGGTTGTATCATTCTTCCTGCCCACCTGCCTGTTCTGCTTGCACCGTAAAACTGCAAGAAGCCTCTGACCCTGCCGTCAGCGCACAAGCCACCGAGCATTGCCTTATACTTTGCCGTAGAAGTCTTTGACAGCGTTTTTCTTAGTTGCAGAACTTCTTTTACCAGCAAGTCGTTTGTACGCTCTGAGAGGCTTTTAACTGCCTTTTTATCAAGGCTCTGAAATGTTTCTCCCGTGCGTGTTTCAAGCCAGCATTTAAGCTGTGAAACCGATTTAGGGTTTTCAAGTCCTGTCAGCTTTTGTGCTTTCTCAATCATTGTTTTTTGATAGTCGGTATCGAAGTTTATAGCGTTATTTATAAGTGCCGTTTCGACTGCAACACCTCTGTCACAAATGTGCTGATCAAGTTCCCACAATTTCTGTTCGCCCTCTGTCAGAGGGAAAGCCTTTAGCCTGTTTTTTATATTTCTTTCAACAGCCACATCTTGAATACAATAGCTTTTGAATGTTTCCCACTTCTCAATGTTGTGCTGCGGAAGATTGCGTGTTCTTCCGCCGTTTGACTTTGTCGGTCTGCACGGCTTTGAAAAATATTCAATACAAGCCCTGCCCTTTTTATCTTTCTGTTCTTCAAGTCCGAGTGCTGTTGCTACACCCGCAAGCGACCTCGGCAAACCTATTTCCGCTGCCTGAATCATTGTGCAACGCCATTGTTCGGGCGGCATTTCTGCGTTCAGAAACTTTGCAAGACAGGTCCTTTCAAAGTTTGCATTGAAAGCGGTTTTCTTAATATTTTCATCTGTGAGTGCGGAAAGTACCTTGTCAGGAATTTTTTCGCCACAAGCAATATCAACTATCTTAATATCTTCGTCATCAAAGGCATACGCAAACAGAAGAATTGTAAAATCAGGGGCGTCTGCATAGGCATACACCCCTGATTTTAAGAGATTGACACTGCTGTATGTTTCGATATCAATACTCAGTTGTATCATCCGAAAATATCGTCCTCTTCGATGTCATTCGCAAAATCGTCAACGGCTCTTGATCTGCCGCCGAGCGGTTCGCCGTCCCTTGTTTTCATAATGTTATTAAGACCGCAGGCAATACCTTTGTTGCCGTTAGAGTTGAAAGCATAGAATGTAACTGACGCTTTGCCGTAACAACCACTGTAAAATTCGGTTGTGTCAATGATTTCCATACCGTTCTTTTCGATAATACCGGGCTTTGTTTTGCAGTTTGCATTTACAAACATCTTGCCTGCATAGTTTTCATCGTCAGGTCTTTCTGTGTCACCGTCACGAAGCGGTAATTTTAACACGGGCGGAATTTTACCGCCGAACTTCGCAACTCCTGCCTGCTTTGCGGCTTCAATTGCCCTTTCAATTGTTTCAATAGTCTTTGTGTCCCTCTTGTCAATGAGAAGTGAAACCGAATACTTTTCATCGCTTCCGTTAATGCTCTTTGGTTCAAAAACATTAACATATGAAAATCTTACTTCGCCTGTTACTACCTTTGTTGATACATTTGTGTTTGCCATAATTTTTAATCTCCTTATTATTTAATATCATTTTTAAAATCTTCCTGTGCCTGCATTGCTGAATTGATTGCAGGTCTTTTATCTTCTGAACACACAAGTGTCGGCTTGCCCGGAGGCTTTACTACGTAGCTTCCGAGGACTTCGGCAAATGTTTTCTTGCCGAGTAATTTTTCAATGTCGGTAATGCCTTTCAGCTTATGTACAAGAATGTCGCTTTCCTGATAACCGTTGTCGGTGAGTATCTTTGCAACCTCTGAATCGGGTTTACTGTATTTGCGGTTACTTCTGCCCTCAACAACCTTGTATCCGGGGTATTCAACACCATGCTTGTATGCCTGTTCGAGGGCATAATCACAAACGAGCTTCGCCCATTTTTCGAGTGACGCAGACTGTTCGATAATATCCGCAATCTCTGCAACCGTGAGCATTGCAGGCGACTTGAAATCATAGACAGCCATTTTCTGCCTTTCCTCTGCGTAGGCTCTGCAAACAGGTCGTGCCTTGCAAAATCCCGTGTCACAATGCTTGCCTGCTACACATTCGATTACGCTGTCATCGTTAGCAAGCTGTGCGGCTTTCTTAACAGATTCGCCCCATTCAAGTAATTCGGCAACCGAGATATTCTCTGAACTGATGTTGTCTAGTCTTGGCTGATAGATAGTCATTTCAACCGTATCGAAGCCATACAGCATATCAAAGGCTTCATACGCACCTAATGCGTACAGTCTGAGCTGTGGGTTGTCAACCGCTGACACCTCGACACCTTTGCCGTATTTAAGGTCAATAATTTCGAGTTTGCCCTCTGCGATAATCACAGCGTCACCTGTGCCGAATCCGTCAGGAACATACTTTGAAAAATCGAGTCTCTGTTCAAGCATAAGGATTGCGTCGGGAGTTTTCTGCAAAGCGGAGTTGTACCTCTCGATTACATAGTTTTTATAGCTCTCGGCATAATCTTCCATATCTTCGGTAATTTCGAGATTGCGGATTGCATTGTGATACTTAGTACGGTTGTACTCTTTTGTGGCAAGCCTTATTTTTGCTTCACCGAGAGCGTGAGCATTAGTGCCTTCCTCGGCAAACTGTGACGGCTTGTCCTCGAAATTTTCCTCAAGCTGTATTGAGCCCGGGCAGTTAATCCATTTCTTTGCCCCTGAAGCTGACAGCCTTGCGTGTATATCAGGCATTACTTAACCTCCTCAACAGCCTTTACAGCTTTTGCAAAATCTTCCTGCTTGATTTCCGTAACTTTAGTTACTCCGAGTTCTGCAAGAATTTTCTTGACCTTGTCCTTACCGTGAGCCTTTGCACACTTCATAAATACCGCTCTCACATCTTCAATCGTGTACTGCTTTTCAGGCTCGGACTGCGGAATATTTTCCTGCGGTTTCGGTGTGGGTTCACTCTTTACGGCAGGCTTTTTTGTCGTTTCAGTTGATTTGACAGGCTCTTTCCCTGCTGTAGTACCTGCAAGGTTTTCGATAGCTGTGATAAGTACATCAAGCTGTGGTATTTCTACCGTGATTTTAATTTCTGACATTCTGTTTTACTCCTTTATCTTGATTTTTTGAGTAAGAAAGGATATAATCAAGGTGGTTATATTGTTTATATCCTTGTTATCCGTTGAGGCTTTGCAGAGCTTCAGCGGATTTTTCTTTTTTAGTTGACATTTGAAACACCCATACATTCAAAATTGAATGCTAGGGCTTTGAGTTTGCGCTTTAGCTCTCGGTTCTCGTGACGATAACCGCTTGACGCTGTTTTTTCGAGTGCAAGGTCCGTTCTTGCGTTTCTCAGTTCAATGCTAAGATGTCTGTTCTCTGCTCTGAGGTTTTCAATATCCTTGAGCAGCTTTCTTTTTGTCGGGTAATTTCTTAACCGCATTTGTTACACTCCTTTCAACGGGTTTGAACCGAGAATATAATTGAGAAACGGTATTCTCGGAATACGGATAGATGTGCCGACTACAATTACATTGAATCCCAATTTTTCAGGTTCGTCCTTTGCCTGTTCACGCAAGTTTTGCGGAGCAACTCCAATAGCCTTTGCGGCATCTTCCGAGAGCAGATAGACATCACTGCTATCCATAATTTCTTTGATTTTTTTGTTCATCTGAACTGTGTCCATATGTACACCTCCCTACTTTATTTCAATTCTTGGGAGTGCAAAATTAATGCACTCAGCTATGATGTACGGCACAGTACGCCCTGTGCCCTGATGCAGTGTCAATAACTTGTTCATCGTATCATCATTGAGAGTAATCGTAACATGATGATCTTGTTTGAGAATAATGAGCTTGTCCACATCAGTCACCTACAATCTTAACCAAGGTCAGGCTGTCCTCAATCAAAGTACGAACAACGCTTGACATTTTCTTGCCGGTTCTGTTGCAAATCTCGGTAAGAACCTTAACGGTTTCATCTGATACGCAGGCTGAAACCACATTAGAACCTGCGGTTGATTTGTCTGCAAAAATTACTATCTGACCTTTATCGTTTAACATATAAAATCCTCCTAAAAATAAATATTACTCATCATCTGATTTTGGGAAATGATAATGATAGATTGTGTTGCCGTTAATATCAGTTTCAATTGTGCAGTCACCTCTGTAATCGCTTTTCAGCAGATTCATAAATTCTGCGATTTCATCGGGTGTGCCTGTTATCTGCATTGTTATCACCTGCTTTCTATTTTACCTATCTTGATTTCTACACCCAAAGCCGTTAAGAGCCTGTCGGCATTTTCAAGAGAAATGCTTTTTTTGCCTTTTTCCAAATACTGAATAGCTCTTTTAGTAAAGCCTGATTCCTTAGCAAGCTCGCTTTGCGAAAAGCCTTTTTGTTTTCTACTTTCTCTCAAAAATTTGCTAAATTCTTTAATATGCATTGATTTCACAACCTTTTTATGTTATACTATATTTAGTGGTGAACCCCAATTCACTAACTATATATAGAAAGTGAGGTGAAATTAATATGAATCATTCATCACTTAAGAAAAGTTTAATAATAGCTATGTCTTGTGTTCCGGAAGTCGAAGGTTTAGAAAAAAACGACTTGATATTAACAACTTCTGCTGGAATCATTTCAGGCAAATTACCTTCTGAGCAGGAAATAGACGATGAAAAATCTTTGTACGGCGTTTTATATAAGATTTGCAATAATACTAAAGAAGAATACTTAAAAAATATTTCTTCTACAGATTCCGAACCTGCAATTGTTGGTAATGATGGTTACATAATTTTAAAAGATGTAAAAATAAGGTCAACATCATCCAATACAATTACTCATATGCCCTTTATGGTTGTATTCTACGACCAAATCATCGGCGTTACTGTTGGAAATATTAACTGATGTTATTTTTGTTTGCTGACTTTGTACTTGCGATACAAGGTCAGCAATTTCTTTTGATGTACCTTTTACTGTTATTTCCACTTTATCTCACCTCCTCACGCTGTTTTCTGTAAATAAAGCAATGTGTTATTGTTTTAAACGACCTTGTATGGTAATATTAAACAAAGGAGTGGTACATATGCTTGATAAGAAATGCAGAAAGATTGTAAAATGCTGTTTAAAATATTATCCTGACGAAAGAACTATTCAAACAATAGATTTACAAAAACACCTAAATTTCAGCAAGATTGAAATACGCTATTGCTGTCAGAGATTGAATAAATTAGGTTTCTTTGATTCATTTCAAACTTCAATAGAAGACACGGTTCATTTTGTTCCGAGTTATAAATTGTTTAATTATAAAGAACACGAAAGAACGAAGATTAAAGAGTTTTTGATAAACTCCGTAGCAATACCCGTCATCGTGTCAACACTATCAAGCATACTAATAACGCTGATAACACTGATGATATCAGGGATACTGCAATAGATGTAAAAATCGGGTGTTTCATTAACCATTCAAGGATAAACACCTTATCTCACCCCCCTTAGTTATTAGCTTTATCACGCTTTAAGCGTAATTCAGAGCCAAAAAAAATAAAATCAATCGGGAAATCGTAAAGTTCACCGATTTTATGAACCATATCCCAGTCAGGAACATTAGCACCACTTTCGTAGTTTTGAAGAGTTCTTTCATTGATTTTAAGTCTTGAAGCGGCTTCTTTCTGCGAATATCCTGCATTTACTCTTGCCGCCGCAAGTGTGATTTTAGGATAATTAACTTTGGTGTTGAGCATTTCATCACCTCCTTACAGCTCTAATGATATCACGCTAAAAGCGTAATGTCAAGCTAAAAACGAAATATTTTTAAAAATATCTTGATTTTTTTACGCTTTTAGTGTATGATTTAGATAAATAAAAGGTAGGTGTTCAATATGACAGATAACAGTGAAATGAACAAAAAGATATTCGCTAAAAATTTCAATTATTATCTTGCCATAAATAATAAAACTCAGGCTGATATTGTTTCAGACTTAAAAATCACAGCCTCAACAGTTTCAGACTGGGCAAATGCAAAGAAGTATCCACGAGTAGATAAAATGCAAATGCTTGCAGATTATTTCGGAATACTTAAATCGGATCTGACGGAAGAACACGCAACATCAAAACTTACTGATGATATAGAACTTCAGGAATACCTTGAAGAACTTAAAAACAGAAGTGAAATGCGTATGCTGTTCAGCCTTGCAAAAGGTGCTACAAAAGAAGATGTTGAAAAAGCTGTTCGTATCATTGAGGCATTGCAAAAGGATGAATGATTATTGGGCGATATTTATATTAGAGGAATCGAACTGCCGCTGACTGTAAAAGGTGTTACTGTTGTGGATTCAGACGGTAATTTCAATGTTTACATAAATATTTTATTAAGTCATGCTGTTCAGCAAAAAGCAACAAAACACGAATTGAAACATATTAAATCAGAACACTTTTATGATTATGAGCCTGTTGTTTATAACGAACTTGAGGCTAATGCAATTTAG